TGTATTTTTTAATTATTGCTAAATTAGGAGGTCTTCTAGTTTCAACGTGAGTTTCGTGACCAATATCTTCTGGTTTTTGTAATCGAGGATCCCATGGATCAAAATCTGTTTGTTCGGCTATTACGGTTCGTTTTATTGATGCTTTGATTAAATCTTCTATATTGTCGTCTATGTCTTTGGTAGAATTCCAAATTTGTTTGACTTTGTCTGTCCAATTAGGCATGTTATGGTTTGTGGTATATTTCGTTTTCTGTTACTATTCTAAATTTAATTCCTCGGCGCTTGCACCATTCTTGTGCGGCTGTCCACTTTGCTTTATTTAATATAACTGCGGCCTTGTCTCTTCTACTTTTAGATTCAGTAAGACCTGCTTGCTTACTAGGTTTAACTTCTACAAGTTCTATATGTTTTTTACCAGTTTTGTCTGCATAAGATAATAAAAAATCAGGTATGTATCTTGTTAATTTACCTGTAAATGGATTACGATAAGGTATTGCATGACTTTCGGATGCCCAACATTCTACATTAGGGTGGCCATCACACAATTTCATAAATGCTAATTCCCATCCTGATCTATAAATAGGAACATGCTTACCTCTGTATTTATTAGGATTTTTTGGTTGGAAGTAGCCTTGTTTAAATTTTACTTTACGGGCCATTAATCTACCTGTTCTTTTAACATTTCTGCGGTAGGTATATTAGATGTAACTCCTAATTTGTTATTTGAAGGTCTAGTAAAATTTAATCGTTTTAACATATCATTGGTTAAAGTTAATTTTCCACTTACAACTGAGGGTAATATTTTATCATATCCTTCGTTATACCATTTAGATAATGCTAATATTTCATATGCAAAAACTTCAGCCGCCAATTTACTTACATTATTTGATAAAAGTTCACCATAAATTAAATCATATTCTTGTGGATTAAATTGAAAATACGGAGTTACATTATTACCTAATAATCGTTGATCAAAATATTCTTTTACTACCCCTAATCTACGACGTAATTCTATAGCATCTTGAATACCAAGTGAACTATTTTTACTATAGGTAGTTGTTGTAGCAGATGATGCTGATTGTTTTTCTACTACTACCGCTGTGCTACTAACTGAGGAAGATCCATATGCCATTACGCCGCTCCAGGTCCGTCTTCTTCTTCCATAGCTCTACTAAGGTATTGACTGCCATCTTCATTTGCAGGGTCGCTTCTTTCTGCTAAGGATTGAGATCCCCAAGAATCATACCATTCACCTGCGGCATCTACCCCTCGTGAAATCCAATCTGGTCCGCCTGAAGGTGCCTTATCTGATTCCATATGCTGGACGCCTTCATATGCAAATTGTACCGTCCATGAAATTGGTTGTGCAGTACTATAATCTAAATTATCATGTTGAATACTTGTTATTGTTGGATTAAATAATATTATAGGTGATTTTATTGGATCTTCTCTACCTCCAGACATTCGAGTAATAACAATCTTACTAAAAAAGTATTTTTCATAATTAATAGCAGGATCATCGGCAGGTTTACCTGGAGGTGCTCCTGGCTCTGGGCCAGTTGCTCCGCCCGACTCTCCATATGGAACCTCTGTTGTAAACTTTTTCTTTGTTGCTCTACTGTCTGCTGTAAATGGTGGCTGAAAACCAAACTTATCTATAGCAGGATTCATATCTACTACATCTGGAACAAATCCACCACTACCAAATTTTGTGCTTTCTTCTCTACCATCTTTATAATACCATTTAAAATATTCTTTCATTACTTTTTGAAATTTATTATCTCTAGTATCCCAAAATCTAATAGTAATAGGATTCCATTCTACTCTAGTTTGGATAACTCGTTTTCTATTATATTGGTTTAGTGTTTGTGTTTGAAATGCAAAACTAGGCAAGTCACAGGATTGGACTATTTCTGTTAAGCCTTTAAGCATATCACGCCAAGGCTTATTTCCGGTGTTTCTTGTTGTATAAAACTCCACAACAAACGCATGTTTTGCTCTAGGAATTTCACCGAGTTGTCTACCATACTCAGTAACTGTGCCAAACGAGTGATCGGCATAATTACGAAGTATTCTGCCAAAGTATGCCATTATACCGACCTTTTATGATTATGCCCCTGCAGTAGCCCCTGTATAACTTGCTACTGAGGAATCAATTGATTGTCCTGCTATTGCTGTTGTGCCTGTACTATCCATGTGGATAGCATTATCATATCTTATAGTCATATTAATTGTCATTGCATCACTTGTTGCATAACTTGATTCATTGTATGCAGTTGAAGTAATCCAACAACCTCCTAATGACCAACTATCTAATAACGCCGGTCCAGAACCTTCGTCATTATTACCATCTAATGTATCGATTACAGTAGAAAATTTATATTGAGCACCGGCAATAGGCGCAGATTGATTATGATGATCAATTTGATTTTGCATTTGTTGATCGACTGCTTTTATTACATTATTGCTTATATCATCTCTAACTACAAGGGTAACTGGTTCCCATGTGTGTTTTCCTGCCAAAAATATTCTAGAATTATAAACATCTAAAGTTATTTCCTCATGAGTTAATGTTGGTCTAGTTACACTAACTACCTGATGGGTTACTGTATCGGCTGTTGCCGCCCCGCCAAGTTGTTTAAATGTTACCCTAAATCTATATTGTAATTTAGGCATCAATAAAGGAGTAGTCGAGCTGGCACCGCCTATTGGTACTCCAAATTTTGTTAAATTCGCCATTTAAATTATCTCCTATGCCGTGTTCTTGTTGTAAGTATTTATATGATTTCTCAGAAATTTTGACCATGAAAAAAGGTAGTGGCAAAATTACCACTACCTTTAATTAAAAACTTATAATGTGCCAGTATTTACAATCCTAACAGGAATGTAAATAAATTCTGCGGCTTTTGTTGGTTCTACTGCAACATCAATCCACATTTCATTTTTATCAATTCTGGCCGCTGTATTATTAGTTCCGTCACAAACAACAGCAAAATCATATAAACCACGTTTTGCCATTATGTCTCCCAAAAATCTTTCTACTGAATCTTGGGCCGCCGCTCTAGTTGCTTCGTCATTTGGTTCAAAAGCATAAGGTCTAGCAAGCGGATCTAATCCATCTCTTATATATGCTACTAGTCTTGCAACATTAATTCTATCTAATGCACTTGATGCCGCATACAATGTTTTTTGTCCATATACAAATAATCCTTGTCCTGGGAAATTTGTAATAGGGTTAACTTTTGATAGATACAAAGTATCACGTTGTCCTTGATTAAGTGCAGTGGCAACAAATTCGCCTTCGCTATCTATATAACCAACATTAGTTGCATTAGTTATTCCGCCTCTTGTTAATCCTGCTGGTGCAAACCAAGGATAAGCAACAGAGTCATTATAAGCAATAGTCCTTAATGCCATATGTGATGCCGGAACTACAACCGATGTACCATCGGTGTTTGTTGCTAAACCACTCGGATAATAAACAGCCGCTTGTGATGTAGATGTTATTAATCCATCTTCACCATTTTCTGTAGCATTTGTTCCTGCCTGCCATGCTGTAACACCATTTGGTGCAAGTCTAAATGGAGTGTCTAACACACAAAATGCAGTTTCTTTTCTATCTACATTTAATGCTAATAATTCATCTGCACATTCCGGATAACCTGGAGCAGAAAGTAATGTTAATACTGTACTATCACCACGTAAATCATCATTTGTGCCAATTGCCGCTTGCATTGCTTTAACAATAGTAGCTCTTTGTGATTTTCTTCCAAAATACCCTGCGCCACTGGCTTTATTACCGGCCGCTGTACGCCACTTATGAGTTGTTGTTTCTGCTGATACATATTTTCTTACTTGATAAGAAGAATGTGCCATATTAATACAGAAAATACCTTCTGGATACAATGCACCATTTGGAGCATTTGCTAATCTTGTAGCACCACTATTATAAGTAGTATCTGCCGCCGTTGCAGTTAAGTCTGCAAATACAACTCCGTTTGCAGTAGATTGATCTGTGTTATCTCTTGCTTCCCATGTTGAAGTTGTATTATTATAAACTTTAACTAACGGATAATTTTCTAAATCATTTGTGTCAACCCATACATCATTAGCA